AAATAAGTACGGATACTCTAGCAAATTGGGTTATACAAGCAAATGGTGGAGAAGAGTTTTTAACCCAATTAAAAGCTATACACGAAATTGAACTTTCGAAACGCGAGAACGAAATTGGATTAGTTAGGTACGAATTAGTATAAACAAATACCTGACCAAAAATATTTCTTGACTTAAAATGTTCGCTTTGTTATAATTTCAACATGGAGAAAAAAGAATGACTGCTGCAGCTTATAACCTTATAATAGATCAAGGATCGGATTTTGCGATTCAGTTGACTCTTTCTGAGGATGGATCCCCTAAAAATTTAACTGGGTGGAGTGCCCGAGCTCAGATGCGTTCAAAAAAAGCGGATGCAACTTTAGTAGCTTCGTTTACTTGTACAGTTGTAGATGCTGTCGGCGGAAAAATAAAGATGGAGTTAGCAAATGGAGTGACTAGTGCAATTTCTGCTGGTTTATACTTCTACGATTTAGAAATTTATTCTTCAGGCGATGTAAATGTAACAAGACTACTTGAAGGTCAAGTTACAATTACTCAAGAAGTTACAAGATAATGGCAATTACTATAGAAATAGCTCCATATATATCTCAGCTTGAGGTATCTACTTCTGTAACTGAAGTTACTGCTAACTTAGCATTTGTTTCTAGCTTAGGGCTAGAAATGTCTTCAGAAAATGTTTTAGTAACTCCTTACAATAGTATAACTGCTGAAAACTTACAAGAAGCATTACAGCAACTTGCAGATCAGTCTTTTCGTTCTGTAGATATTCCTACTGGCTCTAATCTTGAGCAAGGAGACCAATGGTATAACCCGGACACACAGCAACTCTATGTTTACCGAGAAGTAAGTCCAGGAGTAGTAGAGTGGGTTCCTATAATGATAGGCAACGACTCTCCTAATTCCGATACGGTGGACGCAGGGGCTTTTTAGCCCAATGGAATTTTTAAAATGACTCAAATATTGAAAATTAAAAGAAGTACTACTACAGCGTCTCCTTCTAGCTTACAAAACGGAGAACTGGCGTATTCTGCAAACAGCAATAAACTGTTTATAGGTCGTCCTGGAGGTGGTACGGGAGATATAGATGCCATTGGTGGTAAGTTTTTTACCGACTTGCTCGATCATACTGCAGGAACTGTAACTGCTAGTAGTGCTCTTATTGTTGATTCAAGCAGTAAGCTTGACGTATTAAATGTTGATAATATTACTTTAAATGGTAACTCTATTGTCTCCACTGATCTTAACGGCGACATAGAAATCACTCCAAATGGCACAGGAAACCTAATCCTTGACGGACAAAATTGGCCTCAAGCAGATGGTCTGGCAAATTACTTTCTAAAGACAAACGGTAGTGGACAACTTTCTTGGGCAGCTATTCCTTCTGGAAGCTTTACTCTATCTGATGGTACTAGCTCGGATACGTTTACTACAGGAGAAACTCTCACTTTTACTGGTGGTACAAATATTACCGCTACTGTTACAAATAATGAAGTTACTTTTACAGGTCTTTCAGACGCAGAAATACGTGGATTAGTTAGTGCTGCAGGAGATTTATCCTATAACTCTACTACTGGAGAGTTCTCTTTTACAGAGCGTACAGATGCAGAAGTTCGAGGGCTCTTTAGTGCAGCGGGTGATTTAAGCTATAACAGTACAACCGGTGAATTTAGTGTAACCACTTACAAATCGGCCGACTTTGATGCTGATTTAGCCAACAAAACAACTGATAATGTATCCGAAGGGGTAACTAACCTTTATTGGACGACTGCACGCGGCGAAGCAATGTTCGATTCAAAACTTGCATTAGCCGATACTGACGATTTATCTGAAGGTGCAACAAACCTTTACTATACAGATACTCGTTCACGTTCAGCTATTAGTGTTACTGATGCGGGAGGCGATGGATCTTTAAGTTATAACTCTTCTACTGGAGTCATTACTTATACTGGACCTTCTGCAGCAGAGATTCGTTCTCATTTTACAGCTTCTGGAGGTATTACTTATACTTCTGCAACTGGTGATTTTACTATTGCCACGGGTGCGATTACAAATGCAAAACTTGCAAATTCATCTGTAACTTTAGGCTCCACTACTCTAGAACTTGGAACTACTTCTACTTCTTTAGCAGGAGTAACAGAACTTACGGTTGATAATCTAAACTTTAATGGCAATCAAATTGCATCTACGGATACTAATGGAGATATATCTCTTAATCCTAATGGCTCTGGCTCTGTATCTGTTAATAGCTCTCGAATTACTGGACTAGCAGAACCAGTAAATGGTTCAGATGCAGCTACTAAAAACTATGTTGATACCGTTGCAGAAGGCTTACATGTACATGCCGCTGCTCATGCTATTATTACAAGCCCTCTTGCTACTATAACTGGTAATACAGTTACTTATGACAACGGGACTTCAGGCGTAGGAGCAACCCTAACTCTTTCTACTGCTCTTGATATACCGGGCGGAGATTTAGACGGCGATACAGATATTACCACCGGTGATCGCATCATTGTTGCAGGTGAAGCAACTTCTGCTCATAATGGTATTTATGTTCTAACCTCGACAACTGTCTTGACTCGTGCTGAAGATTTTGATACTCCTGCAGAAATGGCGGGGGGTGACTTCATATTTGTTACTCATGGTACTCAGTATGCTGATACAGGTTGGGTATTAGGTGAGCCAGTAGCTACTGTAGGCACAGATGCGGTATCTTTTGTACAGTTCTCAGGAGCAGGTACTTATACTGCAGGTGCAGGACTAACCTTAACAGGTAGCGAATTTACTGTAAATGTTGCTTCTGCTGGAGGTATTGAGATATCTGCAGGAGACTTACAACTTAAGTCTTCGCTTGCAGGGGATGGCCTATCCTACCTTGCCGGAGTTCTCTCTGTAACTCAACTTGATGGCGGAACATTCTAAAAAACTTTTTCAACTCCAGCGTATATACGTATTATTAGGAGAGCCACATGGCACAAACTATTAAGCTAAAGCGGTCGGCTACGCCGGCCGCTGTACCCTCCACTTCTTCTCTAGCTCTTGGAGAAGTTGCCATCAATACATATGATGGTAAAATGTTTATCAAAAAAGATGATGGCACCGAATCTGTTGTAGAGATAGGAGCTTTAAGCGGCATTTCAAATATCGTTGAAGATACTACTCCTCAACTAGGTGGTGATCTTGACGTTAATGGTAGAATAATTAGAGGTCGTACCGAACCGATTGCTTCTATTCCTGGTGCAAGTTTAGAATTACAAGGTGGTAACACAGGCACTTTGGTGACATTACTTAAAGCAGGCGATACCATCCCAGTGATAGGAGATGGTAAAGGTGGCGAACTTGTACTTAGAGGCGGTACAGGCAAAGCTCCTAGCAATTCTTATTCGTCATTAGGCGGTGATGTAAGTTTACAAGGTGGTGCGTATAGCGGTGGCGTTGGTAATAGCAGTTCACGCCGAGGTAATGTTATAGTCGAAAACACTTATGACTTTGGCGTTGGGGTAGAAAACAAATTAACATTTAAAACAGGTCCATTTGGTGGATCTACACGCATTGAAGTTAGTTCGACTGGTGTAATCAGATTTAATGATGCATATTCATTCCCAACGTCTGACGGAAGCGCAGGTCAGGTATTAACAACCGATGGTTCCGGTAGTCTAACGTTTACTACTGTTTCTGGTGGTAGTGGCGGAATCGGATTAACAGATTTATCCGTAACAGTTGCAACCGCTGGCACAGCAAATCTCTCTTATAATAATACAAGCGGTGTATTCACATACACACCGCCCGATCTGAGTGGATACTTAACAAGTGAATCGAATAATATACAATATGAAAATGTAAAAACATACACTGTTACTGTTGATACAAAAGACGCAACACATCCACAATTCAATAATGGATCAGCAAACGGCTACAAGATAAACGGAACATTTGCGCCATTCTTGCATATGGTTCCCGGAATGACATATCGCTTTGACCAGTCAGATGCGTCTAACTCAGGTCATCCGCTTGTATTCTATTATGATGAAGGTAAAACAACTGCATATACAACTGGCGTAACAAACAACGGCACGCCTGGTTCTGCAGGCGCATACACAGAAATTGTTGTTAGCGAATCAACTCCTGCGACACTTTATTATCAGTGTTCAGCGCATGAGTATATGGGTTGGGGTCTAAACATATCTACTCATAACCTAACAGGATTTGATACAGATGATCTGGCTGAAGGTTCAACAAATCTTTACTATACGACTACAAGATTCAATACAGACTTTAGTAACAAATCGACAACTGATTTGTCTGAAGGCACAAACCTCTATCACACAGCCACACGTGCAAGAGGTGCAATTAGCGGTACGGGTGATATTAGTTATGATAGCGCAACAGGTGTTATTTCTTTTAATAACGCTTCTGGGTATCTAACAAGCGAAACATATTCAACCGCCAGTGAGTTGTTGACTGCAATTAAAACAGTTGATGGAACAACCTCTGGACTAGATGCAGACTTGCTTGACGGTCAAGAAGGCTCTCACTACCTTGACTACACAAACTTTACAAGCACACCAACATCTATTTTGGACTTTGGTATTAGTGACGGCACTTCTGGTCAAGTACTTCAGACTGATGGTTCCGGTAACTTCTCATTCACTACAGTGTCAGGTGGCGGTGGGGCACAAGCTGGCTACGCAGGATATGAAGATTACTATTACAATGTGACTTCAACAACATCGACATTTGGTACCTCGGTAAATACACACGACAAGGTTCAGGTATTCAAAAATGGTGTTTACCTAGATGATAGCCAGTGGTCATTTGTACAGAGTACAGGTATTGTAACACTTGTAACAGCCGCAGAGAATGGTGATGAGATTGCTATTTGGGGTTTTAACTCTACAACTCTAGATAATCACGAACTTGTTACTGTTGATTCTTCTGGTAATGTGTCGACTTCTGGTACGCTGCAAGTAGGTAACCATCGTAAAGAAGGTAGCTTAACCTCTACAATTGCAACAACAAATGCAACAAATGTTGTAATGTATGCAAGCGCAGATTACGTTGGATCTAAATTAATTATAACAATCACGGACGGAACAACAGGCGATACTCAAATTACAGAAGCCTTAATTTTAACGGTTAATGGAGGAACACCTAAGATTACAACCTATGGTACTATGTATACGTCTGCCAGCGCTCTTGCCTCATTTGATGTTGCTAATGTTTCGACAAATACGGCACTTGAAGTGACAATGTCCTCAGCAAATAGTTCAACTGTAAAGGTTGCCTATACGCTAATTGATTCATAAAGGAGATAATAATGGCAAAAGTAGCATTTACAGTTGATAATGGACTAGTTCCAGGACATACAGACGCTGATTTGGGACACTCAACAGCAAAATTTAGAGACGCGCATCTTAGTAACGATTTAAATGTTGCAGGAGATGTTGTTGTTGGTTCGGGCGGGGATGTTACCATTGGCGGTGCATCAGTCCAAGGAGGAGGCAGCGGGGGTGTTACATCTGCAATCGCCATCGCTTACTCAATTGCATTAGGATAATATAAAATGGCAAAGAAGATTATTAATTCTTACTACACTTTTGACTCAGTAAATGATACGATTACTGTTGAAGCGTATGTGAAACAAGAAGAGCTACTTCTTATAACAGACGTTAGCACAGGCACTATCATTTACAACTTTGCGGATTCAGCGAAAGGTGCAAGTTCGGTAGTATTCAATGAGCAAACTGAGTTAACTACCATCACTTTAGATTTTGACACCTCAGCTGCGGGGTCAACCGATGATAGTGTTCTTCAGATTATCGTAGATACGCCACATCAAGACATGGATATGCATGAGTCATATGTGGATCCTGTGCATAAAATTCGTGTATCGACTCCTCAAAACCTTATCGATACTGACTTTGAATATGGTCTTCAGCCAACTAAATGGGAAACTGTTGAACTTTCTCAAAACGTTCCCTCGTACTATGTCGCAGATGGCGATGCGGCAATTGCGTTCATCACTGATATTACTGCCTCTGCTGGATCAGATTTAATCACGGTGAGCACATCAATTCCGCATGGTCTAGTTGTTGGCACACCTATTGATGTTCAAGGTCTTGCATCTCGAACAGCGGAAGGTAAGTTTCTAGTAAAGAGTGTATTGCCAAACTCTTTCATCTATCAAGCTAATGCTAATCAGACTATTACAGGTTCAATAGGTTCTTCTTACACTGCGGTTACACCAGGTCAGTTCTACAGTGGGTCGCAAATTACGTATGATAAAGATAATGGATTTAGCACAGATGAGGCCGCTAACTCGACACTGACAATTAGTACTCCAAACCCACACGGTTTTGTTCAAGATTCTAACTTCTATCTGACAAATACTATTGCTAAGAAGACATTGGGTCTAACTAACTCAACAACATCAACTGCACCCGATGGTCGACCATACGTTGATTATGAAGATACTCTAGCTTTTGATTTGACTTCGTTTGATCAAACACTTACTGAAACAAAACAGTATATTCCTATGCATTCGACAAAGTTCAATGCATCGGGTGTTGACACAACAAATAATACAATCACATGGACCTCTCATGGAATGAGAGACAATGATTGTGTTCTCTATATTCCACCTTCTGGCGACACACAAATTGGTGGGTTGTCAAGAATGACTGTTTATTACATCAAAAGGGTTGATGATAACACAATCCAACTTACTACAACATATAACGGTGCTGCAATCAACTTTTCATCTGCTGGCACATACAACTATGGTCGTGCGTGTATCGGTGTTGTTTATGAACTATTGTCAGGTTCCAAATTAGCAAACGATTCTTACGCTTATGGCTACACACGTGCATATAGTAACAATGGTGTAGGATCTGGTTGGGACTTAGCATCATACTTTGGTTCGGGATACGGATTGGGTAACGCATCTACTTATACCAGCAGTAGCGGAAAGGGCATTTTGTTTGGTACGGCTGCGCTCCACGGATATCAAAATCTTTCGTATTATCAGTCAAGTACATTGAACTCATCTTACGGCGAATCCTCCACAACACCGGGCGTATATAATTGGATTGAAGACGATTCTATATTTGCTGGCAGTTATTATACAAGTAGTTTTTATTCTGGCAACATCTTTACACAAAGATATATTCGATTCTATTCATATGGTACTTCTACAAACAGTCGCAACGGCTTTACAGATAGCTACTCAAGTAGAACAGCATTTTGGGTGCCGTTGAAAAAAGACGAAGAAGGCGACACATTCTATGCCGCCGGTCACGAAATGCTGACTGGATTGCCGTTATCATTAACTGTTAATAGCGGTACTCTTGGCGTTCAATACAACAATACGTCTCGAACAAATTTAAGTTCTGGAAACTACACAGTAGAAGCTGTATCGGACGATAGATTTAGAATTGTTTGGAGTCAAGGTTCTGCAAGAATTTATGATGCAACAGGAAGTTATTCATTTGTTGGTAACAAGGCCAATCCAACTAAAAATAGCTTCTATCTTGCTGCACACTCGCTATCAGACAATGTTGAATTGAAATTTGATTCATCTGGCGGAACAACTCCTTCGTCACAATCTGGTACTGTTGTACACGAACCAGGTGAAACAAATATATTCGCATGGAACGTAATTGATGGTGCGCTTGATACATATATGACAAACTTATCTGGTAGAGTTAATCTATCGACTTCAACCACCACAAGCGGATTTCGTATTACTGACTCATCCTCAACTAATATTTCATACTCAACGTTCGCATATAATACTGGGCAATACCTCCTGCCTAGTGTCAATACCTATCAATATGTCACTCCATATGTAGATGATATTTCATCATCAAGCGTATATAATCCTTGGAATTCAACGCTATACTCTGGTTATAAAATAGGTGCGGTAGGAACCGACTGGACTGCAAACTCCACAATTCCATACTACGCTGCAGTTTTTGAACCTGATATGGGTACGGATAGCTATGCTCGTATGAACCTGTATTTGACTTTGTATTGGTCTGGTCAAGGTACATCTAGATCAGGATCGAATACCAGTGCAATTTCATATTCTTCAAATGGTAAGAACTATTACTACTCATGCTCTTGGCTTAGAGCCGGAGGAAGCTCTGCTAATGATATGATAGTTGCGTGTATTAAAATACGTGATAGATCAGTGTTTAATAGCACAACTGGAGTGAATGCTTATTCCTACACTCGTAGTAGCGTCAACGGATATGTGTATCCAAACAATTACACTGTCGAAGGTGATAAGTTAATTTTTGTGCAGTTTTCGGTAGATGATGCAATAACATGGGGTACGACACAAGCTCAGCAGTTGTCTCAAGCTATTATTGATGATATTGCAACAGATTTCATTTATCCAACTCTAACTAATCAACAAAATTACTTGACTAGTGTTGTTAGCTCTGACAGAATTGCATTGAAAAATAATAACGATTTCACAATCAACTTAACAAATTCAGGGGCGGCTACATTGTCGTTTGAAACAACATCGGCTGAGATCGGTGCTGTTGATGGCGCATACACGGCTACAAGCACTACAGATACAGACATAAGCATTCAAACGAACTTCCAGATTAATCCTATTGATTATGATACAGATGCTAGCACAATTGCAAATGATAATATTCATATATCATCAGGCCATAAACTACAAAATGGCACAATTATAACATACAATAATAATGGTAATGCAAGTATTGGTGGGTTGACCCATAATAATGATTATTACGTTATTGTTGTTGATGATGAATATATCCAACTTGCAGCCTCGAGCGATGATTGGGCTTCTGGAGCAGCTATTGCTTTGACTGCTGGAACAGGCACACATAGAATTGAATCATCAACAATTAGTGGTGTATCAGAAGCGGCAGGTACTGTTGCGACAACATCAACAAGTGATACTCTATCTGGTACCGAAACTCTGTTTAAGCGTTACTTTAAACCGGGCGACACTATCTTTATTAAAGATAATACTGCTACACCTGGTTCGCTTAACTCGTTCACGGTTGTTGCAATTGCAGATGATGAAATTATGCAGCTCGATAGACCCGTAGGATTTACATCAGCATCAACAAAATACTTTGTTGAATCTGCAATCTATGCAAGACCTGACGGATATGCTGTCCACAGACCGTTTGATGGTGGCGTTGAAATTGCAGCTGGTACTGCTCCATATTCACAGATTACCAGACAGACACGTAAATACTTCCGTTACCAATCTGGTAAGGGGATTCAAACGTCACTTGCTATTAACTTTAGCCCTCCCGTAATCGTTGATACTATTACGGCTTCAGGCACAACAGTTACAGTAACAACTAAGTATCCGCACAGACTATCTGACGGCTTGTTTGTCACGTTCTCTGGTGCAAACGATTCTATTTACAATGACTCGTATGAAGTAACAACTACTTCGCCGTCAACGTTTACGTTTACATTGCCTAGATTGCCTGGTACTTCATTGCCTGGCGGCATCATTCAATACGTTGTAGATTCATATTCTGATGCGGCCACACGTGCTGGTATGTTTGACTATCAGAACGGATTCTTCTTTGAATATGATGGTCAACAACTTAAAGCCTGTCGCAGATCATCAACAACGCAGTTGAGTGGTACTGTTACTTGTACCAAGAATAGTAACACAATTTTGGGTACAAACACAAACTTCTCGACTCAACTTACAGTTGGTGACTATGTAGTTATTCGTGGTATGTCATATAAGATCACGAAGATTAACTCTAGATCAGAAATGTTCGTACAGCCAGAATATCGTGGAACATCGGAGTCAAGCATCATTCTAACAAAAACTATTGATGTTAAAGTTCCTCAGTCAGAGTGGAATTTGGACCGTGCTGACGGTACAGGACCAGAAGGCTTCAATCTTGATATTCACAAGATTCAGATGGCTTACATGGATTACTCATGGTATGGTGCTGGTAAGATTCGTTTCGGCTTCAAAGACCGTGAAGGTCATGTAAGATACGTACATGAATTCGTTCACAACAACAGGCTAGATGAAGCATATATGCGTTCTGGTAACATTCCAGCTAAGTATGAAGTTGTCAACGGTCCTAACCCAACATATGCACCGACACTATTCCACTGGGGTACATCGGTAATTATGGATGGTCGATTTGACGAAGATGAAGCGTACTTGTTCACAGCACAATCGAACTCGCTATCGTTTACAAACGGTCAAGCATTGACTGCAACAACAACCGCTAATAGTCAGCTAATATTCGAATCTAACAAGCAGCAACGTACATTTGACTTCTATGTTGAAATTCCGTTTGCTGATACAGATGGCGCTAAGTTGTCTAATGGCACAAAACTCTACACATCTGGTGGAGAGTTGAACGGGGAAGAAATTTCTTACACACGATACAGCGGTAGTACAGTATATGCGGCTATCTACGTATCAAGCGGAAGAAGCTATCCTGCTGTATATCCGAGCGTAAGCGGTGGCACTACTGTTAATATTGGTGAACCCGCAACCGGTGGTGATGGGTTGAACCTTGGTACAGCAACTATTCCACTTGTTACGTTGCGTCTTGCACCTTCTGTTGACGGTGGTGTATCTGGACAACTTGGTGAGCGTGATATTATTAACAGAATGCAATTGAAATTGCAAGAAGTTGGTTTGATTCTAACGCATGACTGTGAGGTTAAGTTGATTCTTAACGCTGACTTGAGTCGTGTTGCTTGGGAAAGTGTTAAACAACCATCTCTATCACAGCTATTGAAACACAATACAGGTGATGAAGTAACTGGCGGTTCAGAAATCTTCTCGTTCCGTGCATCAGGTGGTACAACAGACTCAGCCGGTAAACGTTTGGGTGCATCAACTAACTTCTCACTTGCATCTGTTATCGACATGGGTAACTCGATTCTTGGCGGTGACGGAACATTCCCCAACGGTCCAGATATCTTGACTGTTGCAATTCAAGTTGCTGATACATCAGGTATTACGGCATCAAGTCCATTACAAGCTTCTGCACGCATCACTTGGTCAGAATCTCAGGCATAAGGAGCATTAAATGTCAACAAGCCTTAAATTATCAAATTTTACAAGAAATTTAGACGCAAACGGTGATTTAGCTTCAGTGGGCGGGCTAAATTATCCCGCAACTGACGGTACTGCTGGTCAAGTACTAGCTACTGATGGTTCCGGTACGCTATCATTTACTGATGCTTCTGGCGGCATCTCTAATGTTGTAGAAGATACCACTCCGCAGTTGGGTGGTGATCTTGACTTAAACTCGAAGGCATTTTCAGGAACAGCTTTATTTAAGAGCGGATCAACTGAAATGCTCAAGATTATGGATGCTGCTGCTCTTACAGGGGTTCAATCAAACGTTAATCCGCTGTCGATTAGTACCGCTAATAGTAGCATGTCTTTAATTGCAGGCACTAGTGAATCCGGCGGCGGGACCATAAGTTTACTCACCGAAAACCAGACTCGAATTGGGATTGCTAGTACTGGTCCAATCACCTTCAATAATTCGTACACATTCCCAACGTCTGACGGAACTGAAGGTACAGTTTTAACTACCAATGGTTCCGGTGCTCTGTCTTGGTCTACACCAGCTTCTGGCGGAATCTCCAGTGTTTTTGAAGACTCTTCCCCTGCGTTAGGTAATATCTTAAATGGTAATAATCACGGGATATATGCGGTAGGTCAACTTACAGAGGTTAGCCTTCTTCAATATACCTCTCCATTAAACTATCTCCCTATCCGAAAAGATTGGGGGGACCAACAATCAGGAATTGAGCTAAGGCATTTTTCAGGTAATAATGTCGTCATTAAAATTCCTGATATGACAAATAATTCTGGATACACTTTGACTTTGCCGGTATCTAATGGGAACGCAGGTCAAGTTTTAACAACTGATGGTTCCGGTACTCTATCGTTTGCTGATGCTTCAGGCGGGTCTTCATTTACAGCATCGCTGTTCCATACGCTAGATAACCCCAACGCTTATTCAACAAGTGCTAGTGATTATTTTGGTCTTCCAGTAGCAATAAGCGGTAACTATGCAATTGTTGGCGCTTATTTAGAAGATGATGCCGGGGGTAATAGTTCTGGTAAAGCATATATTTTTAACGTCACTACTGGATCACTGGTCCATACACTCGATAATCCAAATGCTTATGGTAATAGTAGTGGTGATAATTTTGGGCTTTCAGTAGCTATATCAGGTAACTATGCGATTGTTGGTGCTAAAAACGAAGATGATGCTGGTAATCTTAGTTCAGGTAAAGCATATATCTTTGATGTAACAACAGGTGCTTTACTTCACACACTCGACAATCCTACCGCTTATGGTACTAGTGTTAGTGATTATTTTGGTATCTCAGTAGCCATATCTGGTAATTATGCTATTGTTGGCGCTTCTTATGAAGATGATGCTGGTGGTACTCAATCAGGTAAAGCATATATCTTCGATGTAACAACTGGATCACTGGTTCATACACTCGACAATCCTAACGCTTATTCAACGAGTAGCTCTGATTATTTTAGTTGGTCAGTAGCAATATCAGGTAACTATGCGATTGTTGGTGCTAAAAACGAAGATGATGCCGGGGGTAATAGTTCTGGTAAAGCATATATTTTTAACGTCACAACTGGCGCATTACTTCATACGCTAGATAATCCAAATGCTTATTCAACAAGTGGTGGTGATAATTTTGGGCTTTCAGTAGCTATATCAGGTAACTATGCGATTGTTGGCGCTTATTTAGAAGATGATGCTGGTGGTGCTAGTTCCGGTAAAGCCTATATTTTCAATGTATCAACAGGTGCTTTACTTCATACACTCGACAATCCCAATGCTTATTCAACAAGTGCTAATGATAGATTTGGTGAGTCGGTAGCTATATCAGGTAACTATGCGATTGTTGGCGCTTGGTTTGAAGATGATGCTGGTGGTACTCAATCAGGTAAAGCATATATCTTCGATGTAACAACTGGATCACTGGTTCATACACTCGACAATCCCAACGCTTATTCAACAAGTGCTAGTGATTATTTTGGTCTTCCAGTAGCAATAAGCGGTAACTATGCAATTGTTGGCGCTCAATTAGAAGATGATGCTGGTGGTAATAGTTCTGGTAAAGCATACATCTATCAGTTACCAAACGCTCAACCTTATGTATTAGATGCAGCAGAAACCGCAGGATTTTCTAGTGGCACTATAAAAACTACTGGAATTGAAGAGGCATTTTTTACAGACTTTACCTCAGCTGGCATATTCAATGTATATGCTGAGAAGCATTCTGTTTATTACGCTCCTTATTGGCAGCAGGCGAATAGGACGGTTAATATTGCAGCGACCACTTCAGCTACATTAAATTCTGTAATGGAAAATGGAGGGGTGAGGACATTTGCTGTTGCTTTAGTCCACGGCCCTAATGCATATTATGTTACTGATGTAACAATAGATGGCTCTGCTCCTGCTTCAATCAAGTGGTTAGGCGGTGCGCCAACTAGCGCAACTCCCAATAGTACTGAAGTTTATACTTTTACTGTTATAAAAGTATCAAATAATTCGTTTGACGTTCTTGCTCAAGTCGCAACTTACGAATAAAAGGGAGATAACTATGCCATTACTTGCTACGTTCGCCGCAGGGAAATGGGGCGCTGCCTCTGTAGCGTCTTCCGTGCCTAGTTTAGTGCCTAGTTTATTTTTTGTAGGTAATATTGTATCCCAATCAGGTACTGGTAGCGCATATACGTCATTTACAGGTAATACAACATTATCAACTGGCAACAAAACTATAGTTTTAGTTATTCAATCAAGAGACTCAAATGGATCCACAAGTGATCCTTATACGAGTGTCACAGTAGGAGGAGTTGTTTGTACAATAATTTCTAGAGCATATTCTTCTGGTGACTATAACTCCTCTTGCATTGCTTATCTGTCAAATAGTACTTTGTCAGGAAATCAATCAATATCGGTATCATTAAGTACCGCACATGAGGGTCAGGCAAACATAGCTGTTTATGAGATCTCTCATGACGTAAGTTCAGTAAATGTTCAAAGTAATGACACTATAGGAACTGGGTCAGTACCATCTTATAGTACAGGCTTAACAACTCCTTCAGGTACTGTATTCTCTTTTGCTACAGCTAATGTTAGTAACTCAACTAACGCCCCAGTAATTTCTGTTAGTGGAGGGGGAACTTATACAAGCGATGTGTCTAAAGATGGAGGAACTACCGAATACTATTCCGTTTACTCCGGCTCTTCTCCAAGCAATACTTCTTTGACTTTTACAGCAACTGTCTCAGGTTTAGATGCAAATGATTTCTATGCTATACAAGTCGCTTCATTTGGATTCTGATTATTATGGCAATAGTAAGGGTGGTATCTTGAGTTTAATAGAGTACAGCAAGGCAGCGTGAAGCAATAGCGGCTTGGGAAATAAGATACGGTGTAGTTTAATGGACTACTATGTAGTTGATAACTTCTTTAATGCAGATATACTAAAAAAGGGGCTATTCAGCCCCTTCTTCCTTTTCTGCTTCAACAGGTTCAGGAACCACTTGCGGACCTGCCTGCATTTGAAGTTTATTAATTACTCCAACAGATGTTTTTGCAGGCATTTCGCCCAATCCTGCTAGAATAACATTGATCTCTTGTAATGAGAGGTCAAGTTTAATACTTTCGTTTGCCATAATAGACTCCTATTTAAATATATCTTGCCAGTTACCAGTAGTACTCGCTTTTGAGTACTCAGTGGCGCGATTCTCAAAGAAGTTAGTATGTTCAACCCCGTTGAGCATATAATCTAACCATCCAAGAGGATTCTTCTCGCTATGAAATATTTTCTTCATGCCTAGACCTAGTAATCTTCGATCTGCAATATAACGAATATATGACTTGACTTCTTCTGGAGTTAAGTCTGGCACATCTGCACCTTCAAAGCAAAGATCAATAAACGCATCTTCCAATTCTACAGTACGCTCTGCGGCACAATATATTTCATACTTCAGCTCATCATTCCACAACTCTGGGTTCTCTTGAATAAAAGTACGGAAAAGCTGGCTCATGCCTTCTACGTGAAGGCTCTCATCTCGAATCGACCAAGTAACAATCTGCCCCATACCTTTCATAAGGTTGTGACGAGGAAAGTTAAGAAGAATCGCAAAACTACTAAAGAGCTGTACTCCTTCTGTAAAACCTGAGTAGATAGCCATAGTCTTTGCTATGTCCATTTTTGTACTCATACCAAAGTTTGAAAGATGCTCATGCTTATCTAGCATCTCTTTGTGCTCATAAAACTTTTGGTACTCAGAATCGTCAAAGCCAAGAGTCTCGAGTAATAAAGAGTACGCTTCTTGGTGTACTGCTTCCATTGCTGCAAATGCAGATAGCATCATTCGTACTTCAGGTTGCTTAAATGTGGGCAGGTAATGCTTTGCATACCCACAGCACACATCTACATCTGCCTGTGTAAAGAAACGAAATATCTGATTGACTAAGCGTCGATTGCCAGGAGACAACTTTTCTCTATAGTCTTTTAGATCGTCTGCCAGATTTACTTCATCTGGCAGCCAATGCATTTGCTGTTGAGCTTTATAATGTTCAAAAGCCCACGGATAATTAAATGGTTTGTAATACTCTCTTTCTTCTAATAAATTGCTCATTCTACCCCTCACACGCTAAACAAGCGCCCTCATCGATTGTATCGAAAATATACTGCCTTAGTGCCTCTACTGACACATTATCTGCCCTTTTTAACGCTTCGCTTCGCAAATAATAAAGAGTTTTTACTTTTTGCTTCCAAGCCATCATATGTACTGCATGAAGTTCCTGCTTTGAGACATTTCCAGGAAAAAACAGATTCAAAGATTGAGCCTGACAAATTTCTTTCTGCCTATCGGCAGCCATATCAACTACCCATCTTTGATCTATCTCTACTGCTGTCTTAAATACATCTTTTGTCCAATCATCTAAAAAGTCTAAATGTGCTACTGAACCATTATTCGTTGTAATACTCTTCCAAACTTCTTCAGTGTTATGCCCTATCTCATCTAAGTGATGCTCTAGGTATTCATTCTTCATAAGCGAAGAGCCTGTTTTAGTTTTCTGTACATATGCATTAGCACGGTAGGGTTCAATGCTTGGGCTAGTATTACCACAGATAATACTACTAGAAGCATTAGGAGCGATAGCCAATAAATGAGCATTGCGAACACCATGACCAACTCCGTCCGGACACTCACCACGCTCTTCCGCAAGAATTCGAGTAGCACGTTCTGCCTCCGATTTAATATGCTTAAACATTTGCATATTCCTGCCTTTTGCCATTGCACTTTCAAAAGCAATATTATGCCTTTGTAAATGTGCATGAAAGCCCATGGCCCCAAGACCAATACTTCTTTCCCTAAATGCACTATATTTTGCTTTCTCTAGCTCATTAGGAGCGTTCGTAATAAAATGTGTTAATACATTGTCTAGCATTCTTACTAAGTCTGGAATGAAATTAGGGTCGTCTCTCCACTCGTCATATTCTTCTAGATTTACACTTGATAAGCAACAAACCGCAGTACGATCTTTATCTGTTGCAAGTGTAATTTCAGAGCAAAGGTTTGATTGACGTGCTACTAATCCAAGTTCTTTTTGGAACGAGGGTAACGCAGCTTGCACAGTATCCCCAAACATGATGTAAGGCTCGCCCGTTTCAACACGATTTTGAATAAGCTTTACCCAGAGTGCCTTTGCCGATACAGTTTTAGTAACTCGCTTACTGTGTGGATCAATCAAATCCCAAGAGTCATCAAATCCTTCAATTCGAGTAGCATTTTCGATAATTTCCATAAATTTATCACTAATTACTACGCCGTGATGTAGATTAATGGATTTACGGTTAATATCTCCACCCGTAGGCTTACGAATGTCTAGAAACTCTTCAATCTCTGGGTGTCCCATGTCAAGATAAGCAGCATAGCTGCCTCGACGAGTTACTCCTTGAGAGAATGCCAACATTTCTGCGTCTACTACTTTGAGAAAGGGTATTACTCCTGTACTTTCGGAGCCATTGCTCGTTTTTGAGCCTACGCTCCTGACCCCGTCCCAGCTTCCGCCAATGCCTCCACCTACTGACGATAGAAAAGCATTCTCAGTATAGTGAGAGGTAATACCAGCTCGGCTATCGTCCACATAGTTAAGAAAACAGCTAATAGGTAATCCACGTTTGGTTCCTCCGTTGCTAAGTATAGGGGTAGAGAACATAAACCATAACTTACTAGCGTAGTCGTAGAGCCTCTGTGCGTGTGCTTCATCATCTGCAAATGTTTTTGCTGCACGTGCAAAAGCATCCTGTGGAGAGATTTCCCCATCTATCAAGTACCTGTCTTCTAGTGTTTTAATACTGAATTCAGATAAATAGTTATCTCTTCTATAGTTTATATCAATATTCATTAATCAAATTTCCGTAGTATATCTGCTATATTATCAGATCCTATCGCATCATCGCAATATGTTACTAAGTCCATTAATTGATAATTAGTAAGTAATTGTTCACCACTATCATTCAATGCTTGTATATGTTTATACTTACTGTTTATAGGCAAGCTGTTGTAAATATCCATAGCGTCTCCGTACTCACGAATTAAGTCTAAAGCACGCTTTGGGCCGATGCCAGGTATTCCTGCAACATTATCGCCTTTATCACCGGTCAAGCACTTAAGAGAGATATATTCATCTCTAGTAACGTCATAGTGCTCCTCCCAATTATCTACTGTGACTTCTTTTCGTGTTACATAAGAAAACCTGGCTACTTTATCATCTATCAATAAGTCCCAGTCTCGGTCACTAGAGATTAACCATATATCTCCAAGACCATATCTTTTTCGGTTCTTTACTAGATGTGCAGCTATGTCATCGGCTTCTACGCCTTGATATCGTAACACAGGGAACATATCTGCTAGAACCTCTAAAGTATTTTCGAACTCTTCGAAGAAGTCTGCAAATGCTTGCTTTTCTTCTTCGCTTTGTTCGGCATACTTATCTTTTCGATTTTGCTTGTATTCAGGAGAAATCTCTCTACGATACGAGGAAGACCCTTGATCTGAAGTAATAATTACATTACTACAGTCATAAGACCTGGCTAAGGACTCTACAGTTCTTACATAATCATCGCAAAAGTCTGTACGTCCTTGATGCTTCCATCGAAAAGCTAAGTTTAAGGCGTCTACTATTAGTGTAGCGTTTCTGCCTGAGCCTGTTATTTTGTCGGAAAAATTAAATGCCATCTAGAGTGTTCCTATAAAATTTATTTCTTCTGTCTCTAACCAATCTTCAGCTACCATTATATAACAATTTAGCCAAGAAATAAAGAAATATTTGAGGCATTGCTTCGGTTTTTCCCGAGTAACCACAAACACTTTAGATCGATTATATTTAAAAAACAACATTGGTTCTTGTCCGCCATTCTCCGCTTGAAGAACTACTTTTGTCCACCAACGAATTAAATTATTTGTTTTTTCCGCAGTAAACATTTTATCATTAAGTGGAGACTCTGAATAGTTTTTTACTTCTATGCAAAAGTGATTCCTTTCATTGGGAACATAAAGATCCCCTTTTAAGTATTCAAGAGCGCCAGAAGCTGGCACTCTCTCGAATTTAAGGCCTGTGTACTCGCGAAGCATATCTCTTACTAGATACTCTCCGCGAGCGCCTTTTGCTCTGCTATCAACCATATTATTTTTCTAAGACACTTATACTGCCTTTCTTTGCAATCTCTATTTTTTCAAGTAGAGGGTGAGTCCAGCCATGACTTACTACGTAAGTATTTAGTTCTTCCTCTCCTAGTAATACTTCTACTAGTTTTTCTCTGCCTGAATCATCGAGTACATTGATTACTTCATCTAAGAATAGTATATTTAGTTTAGACCTTGATATACTACTCATTAGCTTACGAATAGCTATAAGAGTCGCAGTATTAACTCTTGCAAGCTCGCCACTAGACAGAGCTAGAATGTCAATAATATTCCCATTGTCTGTAACTTGTACATTTAATTTATCATTTGAAACTACAAACTCTAAAGTAAATCTTCCGTCAGACAACTCTCCCAAGTAGGAATTTACCAACTCTTCTAGCTCTTTTACTAGATTTTCTATCTTATAAGCTAGCAGACCATTAGTACTAAAAGCTTTTTTGAGTATTTCTAAGTTAGAGTTTAAACTCATCTCTGCATCTAATAATGCTTGTGCTTCAGTAAGTTGATCTACAAACTCTTGAGTCTGCTCTTCTATTACTTGGATTCGGGTGTTTCGTCTTGTGCGTCTTTCATTCTCAGCTGAGATATCTGCCAGTTTGTTTTTTGCATCCTGTATTCTGCCTTGAATTCCCCGAATGCTTCTATCAAGCTCTTCCCGATCCATTTGAGTCGTCGGAAGATTGCGGTCAATAGATTTATAAACCCTCTCCCAATCTTGCTGAATACGGTTTTTATATTCATAGTCTGAATTGTTAGCTTTAATTCTGTCAATTTCTGGGTTAATTTCATTTGTTAATTTCTCTGCGGCTTCCTTCGCCCTTGCCGTTTCAAGATCAATTAATCCTTGCTTGAATTCAGCATCTATAGATTGTTCACAAGTAGGACAATTATGCCCTAATGCTTCCAATTTACTTAAAGCAGCCTTAGAACTTGTTATAGTTCCTTTCAGGCTTCCTGCTTCTGATTGTAATGCATCATAAGATATAATTTCAGTTGCGCTAATTTTATTCGCTTCATCTATATTGATACTACTCAGTATTTCTATAAATTTATTATTTTCTGAAATTTTCTTATTCTTTTCCGAAATATTTTGAAGTTCTATCGTAAGAGAACGTAATTCTTTCTCATCTTCTTCCGTCTCGATTTGAACATCAAGTAGTGGAAGTATGGATGTATCGCTCAATTTATTTTCGGAAAGCCACTTCTCAATAGTAGTTATTTTTGATTCTATGGCTGTTAAATTGGTTGCGCTAGTTTTTGCAGCCTCCTTAAAAACTTCGAACAGCTTAACATATTCTTCCAAGTGCAATAAGTCAATAAGAAACTTTTTACGATTGGTATCTGTTGCTGTTAAGAATTGTAAACTACTATTGGTGTTTTGATAAACTAATTGACTGAATGTCTTAAAGTCGATACCTAGAATTTCTTGAATAGTTTTATAGGTATTTGTAGCTGTGTGACTAGAGATATCTACACCATTCTCTTCTAGCTTTACTTTTACGTTGACCTTTCTATTAATAGTTATCTCGTATAGTGAATCTTCTTTTTCAAAAGATAAGTAGATATCGTACCCATTGTTTACATAACGATTAGGTATATCTGCTTTTTTGATTCCTTTCGAGTTTTTATTGTATAGAGCTTCCTCAATAATTAACGGAATGGACGACTTGCCCATTCCGTTTGTACCAATTATTTGAGTAAGAGTACTGTCATTTAAGTTTATCTCGTTATCTGCTCCATAGCTGAAGCAGTTATTCCATTTGAGCTGTTTGAGAGTAATCATTAAATGTGCCTAGTATTCCAGTAATTTTTTCTTCACTTATTCCCAATATGTAGTTTAGATACTCTGACAGCTCTTCTTCAATAGTCATATCTTTTTCTATTATAAGAGTTGCTTCAGTGTTTCGTTTTACTACCTTCTTGTCGAGTAAGTCTGAGTTTTTAATTGCGGCTAATTCTTGTATATCGCCCTCTATTTCATAGATAGTGTGGTCGTAGTCTGTCTCAACCATATCTTCTGTAGAGGTTACTGTTTTACGAATTAGTTGAGGAAGTTTAAACTCTTCCCACATCCAACTCCAAGAATTTTCGTCAATTAGTAGATACCCCGTTGAGACTTTACTTCTATGAAAAGAAGTTGTCATAGGACTACCTGGGTACACAATATTTCTTTGAGTATTTGAGTGAGAGTGTAGATCACCTGCAAATACCACTGGGAACTCTGATAGATCATCGAGATCAATTTCTGGCTTTACATGAGGAGGAATCTCTCCTCGAACATGAGTAAATAAAGGCTTATTCTTGTTAAAATGTTCTATAGCACCTTTCTTATGTAGTTCTGTATAAGGAAGTATGCCAAAGCCTAAACCATCATCAATATACGATATATCCAGAATTGTTACTAGAGGATTGATATCTCTAGTAACTTGCTTTAACTGACTAAAGAAAGTTTTACTTTTCTTTGTAGCTTCATGATTGCCATCATATATTATTGTTGGAATCTGTACTCCTCGGATAAACGAGAAGTACAGTTCTAATTCTTCCATAGTAGGCAATCGGTCGAAAAGGTCTCCGCCTATAATGTGCATTGAACACTCTGATTCTATCTCTCTAATTTGCTTAAAGAATAAATCATATCTATTCAATGCCCACTGTACAGGCACATTCTTTTGACCTAGTTTAATATGCCAATCTGCGGTGAATAGGATCATCCAATATTAAACTCTTCTTCGAGGGACTCATCCATTTGCTCCTGAGATGGAGCACGTACACGGTCAAGAAGCTCTTTCTGCGCATCTGGAGTTGGACGAGGCATTACTTCATCCATTGATTTGAGGTCGGCAATAGAAGCCACTTCGCTTTCATCTAGTGGACGAGGCTTGCACTTTAGTACTTGCAATTGGTACTCTACGTTGTATGGCAGAGGCCCTGTTTTAACTCGCTTGAAACATACGTCCCAGCCAGTCTCTTTATCTGTAGGATCGCCCAAGTCTTCTGCAGCAGTAATAATTTGCTCCCACAGCTTCTTCTTTAGGTTTACTACTTTGACTTTTCCATCAGCAGGATCGATGCACTGCATAGCGTAGCTCCAGCCACACTTGAGGTCAGGATAGTACTCACGAACCCAATCTTTCTCAAGATTAGTGAATCGCTCGTTGTTACGGTCAAAAGACAAGCACTCTAAAGGAATGTTTTTGCCATTTTCACCTTCTATCCAATAGACATAGCGAGCCAGTACGTCTCCTACAAGACGCATCTTGTTGTCGCCATCTCGGAAAGAGAAAGTTTCGATTGATGATTTTTGTGCTGAACCTTTTTGCTGATTAAATGATATTGCCATTTTTAGTGTTTCTCCATTGGGGCTTCTTCATATAAAAAATGTACTTTTCTATTTTCTACATAAAGTAGTCTACTTTCATAAATTGATTCAAGGACTACATCTTCATCAGGTACATGAAGCAAGTCTAGGGTTGTGTCTTTCGTAGCTATCCAATGCGGTAATTTGCGTAAGCTAGCTATCGAAAGGTATACCGCGATTTCACGGTGGCTGTAGCGAAAGGAGTTAAATAATAACACATCTTCGTGCACTAAAAAACTTCTCCCACTAAAGTCTGTATTACGATACTTGTAAATCTTGTCGTATCTATTATTTGGAATCTTGCTTTTTACTAGCATCTCGAATATGCGGACTGTTTCGGTAGTTCTACCACCTGCCGCATCATATATTTTTTTCCAATTATATAAAAACATGATATTATACTAAAATTTAACCTTTTTGTCAAGAACTATTTTTTATATCTGTGTAATCTTATAGCCTTGCTTCATATAATAGCCTACTCTATTTGAAGCCTGTCTATTAGCAGTGTTGCCTTTCAGATGGATATCTACAACTACGGGAGACATCTTACCTTCCTGTAGTCTTATTACCCTTCCTATCAACTGAGTTAGTAAAGGCTCATTATTGATTGGAGTACCTAAAATTAAACAGCTTAAAGTATTCACTGATATCCCTTCGGAGAAAATTGCTTGAGTTCCGTACAGTACATTCTTATCTCCATACAAAATTCCGTCCACTAGCGTTTCTCTGTCCTCATGCGCTACCTCACCCGTAACACAAACTGCTTTTTCTCCTGTTAGTTCGGCGCAGCTTCGTAAAAAGCCCACCCTATCACTTACTACCAAGACTTTATGGCCTCGTTGAGCGTAAGCAGCGGCTAACATTGCTACAGTGTGTCTGTATTCTTCATTGTTAGCAAGATGGGTGACTCTGTTAGCCCAAGGAGTTCTTGCACCGTCTAAGAATCGTATGTCTGACTTTACAATATGCACTGTAGGAGTCATGAAATTTTCTTTTGGCGGCTTAAATACCTTAGAGCTAAAGTAATCGCGAAAAACTACGTGTTTACCGTCCTTTCTTTCTATGGTCCCTGACAATCCAATCTTATACCTAGCATGGCTTATGTCCAAAATTCTGGAAAACGTTGGGCTGCTTACGTGGTGCATCTCATCTAAGATGATTGTCCCAAATTCCTTGCGAATCTTATCTATATTGCGGTACAGTGTTTGGGTATTTCCTATAACTATAGGTTTATCTAGTTCGAATTTTCCACTACCAATGATGCCGGGTTCGAATCCGTAGACTTTCTTTACTTCTTTTGCCCATTGGTTTCGTAGTGGAACAGTATGAACTACAATTAGTGTTTTTAGCCCAAGTTTTCCTGCTATGGCTAACCCCGTAAAGGTTTTGCCCCAGCTAACCCAAGCATTGATAATAGCATTATCTTGTATTTCATCGTAAACAGCTTGCTGACTCTCTCGAAGCTCAAATTTAAACTTAGGAAAGTCAGCAGCTATCTCCAGACGCTTGTCAACTATCTCATATCCGCTTGGGATCAAATCAGTTCTTCCAATAGGAATAGTGATAAGACCTTTTCGAATTATACCCATATTTTTAATAACTTGTGGAGGCTCTTCAGGACTCCACGAAGGTATTTTATAGGTTAATTCTTTATCTATGGACTCCTGCAACTCTGGAGTACAGTCCATAAATATTCTGTTACTTAATACTGCTTTCATAAGCCCAAGTCTGATTTTGCGATAATGTATTTCTTTACGAAGCCGCTTCGTACAATATCAGCAGCTTCAAAGTCTATTAGAGTAAACTCGTCCATTGCTTTTAGTATGCGAATAAACTCACTTAGCCCGTTATTGGGCAGGTCTGCTTGTCTAAAGTCTCCACAGAACATAACTCTACAGTTTTCACCCATTCGAGTGATGATAGAGTCTAGTTCATGAAAAGACATATTTTGACACTCGTCTATTAAAACTACTGCATCTCTTAACGTGACTCCTCGTATAAAAGAGGTTGTCATGAAATGAACCAATCCTTTTTGTTTTAGTATTTCGTAAGCATCTCCTCGCTGAAAAAGTTCTATACATATATCTTTATAGGGGTCTTCGTATACTGAAGATTTTTCTTTTTCATTGCCAGGCAGAAATCCAATGTCTCTGGTGGGTACTGCGCTACGAATAATAACTAAACTAGAAAATTCATTTTTTAGTATATCATCAAATGCGAGATAAGATGATATAAATGTTTTTCCTGTTCCTGCAACTCCATGTAGTACGAGATGCTTATCAGATTCAAAAGCTTTTAACTGATTCTTTGTAAGAGGTTCAATTTCTGCTAATTGTAAGTTTGCTGCTGCTAGTAGTCTGTTTCTTTTTGCCATTTATATTTTTCTCCAAGTATTCTTTTTAAATTCTTCAGAATACTCGTATAGCTCCCAAGGAAGCCCGTGAAGATGTAATATCCCCGCCCAAGTCATTTGAGGCAAAGGAGGTCGAGGGACTGTAAAAGGTGAGTTGCAACCTTTTATATAGACTAAACTAGCTACGTCCCTGCGTACTATCTTCGTTATTTTTTGATATTTTAAAGAACACCTTTCCGTTTTGTGGTATATAAATGGAACACCGTTTGAATCGATAAAAGCATTCTTCGACTGCTTTAAAATACCTACAAAGCTACTAATTGATTTATTCAATGATTTCATCTCAAAAGGACTTTGCAGTCTTCTGATACCAAGAGTCTTTCCAGGCATATTTTTATCATCTATTATTTCGTTGTCAAGAAAGAGCAGCCCGTCTTGTAAGCTCCAGTTATCACTAGGAAGAACAAAGACAGGAAACTCAATCTTTTTAATAGTTTTGTAGGTGATTATCACAAATACTCGCCGTACTTATTTGTGAACTTACCCATTGAGTAGTCTTCCCCTACCTCAAAGTCACAGCCTACAGGAGCACCAGAGATAGTAATACCTCTATCCATCTGTATAAAATGCTGTAGCTTCTCTTGGTAAAGATCGATTTCATCTTCTGGGACTTCTGCCAAAATGGAGTCATGTACGAGTGCAAAGATTTGAGACTTCATACCATTTGCACGTATAAACGATTCCATATCTATACCACCGAGCAAGTTAATGTCAGAGGCGGCAGACTGTACTAGAAAGTTTAGACCCGACCTGATTGTATGGCTTTTAATACCTTTATCAGTTGATGCCACATTAGGCAGTCTGCGCTTTCTACCAAAGAAACTATATATAAAGCCATTTTGCTCAATATATTTTTCATTGTTTTTGATCCAAGCTTTTAGCTTGTGGAAAGTCTTGAAGTAGTCGTCAATAACTTCTTGAGCTTCTGTAGGGCTAAAGAAAGTACCAGAACTCTTTGTAACTTCTTGACTAATCTTTCTAGCTCCAGCACCGTACATAATACCGAAAGTTACAGCCTTAGCAGCTTGACGTTCTACAGAGTGCAAAGTTGCAACATCTTCTACATCACAAGACAGCTTGAAAACTGTTTTAGCGATTGTACTATGAAAATTACCGCCTGAGCGGAAAACATCCATAAGAGCTTTGTCGTCTGCTAGAACTGCTGCAACATAAACCTCGGCTGTTGTTAAGTCCATTGCAACAATTTTATGTCCTGGCCTTGCTTTGATACAGCCCTTGACAATTGGATTATCACGAGGCAGTTGTTGCATGTTGAGCTTACCGCTAGAACTTAGACGTCCAGAAGTAGTGCCGTGAAGATTGAAACCAGTACGCAAATGACTATCTTTGTCAAGCTGTGGAATAATCTTGTCAAGGTATGTATTCTTGATTTTAGACTTCTGACGAATATCAAGAATCAATCCAGGTACTTCCGACTTTTCTGAGAGTTCTTGTAAGACTTCTGCATCAGTCGAGTTTGCACCTGTGCCAGTTTTCTTTCCTGTTGGAGACAAGCCAAGAAAATCAAACAAGAGACTACGCAGTTGAACAGTACTGTTAGGATTAAAAGGTTTTGCATTAATTTCCTCGAATCTAGCAATAGCTGGATTTTTGTATAGAGTTTTGACTGCCTCATCAATATCAGACTGCATAAGCTCTTGAGCTATTAGAAGACGCTGACGATCAAAAGGAACGCCATGGTCCTGAACATTAAGAAGAAACCTAGTGCCTGGAATCAGTATGTTCTCGTATACCCAAAGAAGTTTTTTGTTTTCCTTGATCTTCTTGAATTTCTCGTAGACTAGAAAAGTAACGAGAGAGTCCATTGCAGCATAAGTTTTCATAGTGTCAAAAGGAATCAAGTCCCAAGAAAACTGTTCCTTGAGAATGCCATGACTTCTACGATACTCAGCAATCCAGTCATACATAGGCTGCTCGTAGTCTCCATAAGGAGTGTACTTCATAGCAAGCTGCTTGAGTCCGTGAGTACCAGGGTTTTCATCAATCAAGTAGTGAAGAAGCATAGTATCTTCTATACTTGGAAAGTTAAAGTTAAAGTGATACTCAAAGAACGCTAAGTCGAACTTTGCGTTGTGAAAGATCACAGTCTTCTTGTTGAAGAGTTCTTGTAGTAGAGCCTCTGTTGTTTCATCAAAGCACTCAGTGTCAATATACGCCCCTTTGACACCATCATAAGATAGAGATAAGCCAAGCATATAGCCATCACGAGGGTACAAACCAGTAGTCTCAGAGTCAAGTGCTACGTGAGTATAATCGTAGTCGATTGCAGCTTGAATATACGCATTTGCAGTTGCAGTATCTTGAATACCAAAAGCTATACTGTCATCTACTAACACTTCTTCTTTCTTTCCACTGATGAAGTCAATGATGCTTTGCTTGGAGTCGTCCCAAGTCTTACGAGCCTCTGGCTTAAATGCAAGCATTGCAGGGTTAATGACAGGCAGGAACTTCTGCTCAACTACCTTGCCTGAGTATTCAGTTACAGAATTAATTTTAGTGAAATACTTGAGCGCATCACTACCTACTAGAATAATCCAGTCGTAAAGATTGATATCTACTTCGATATCACAATCTCGCTTGAGAACTTTCTTAATTGTAGGATTTGAACATAGTTGAAACTGATCGAACTCGAAAGCTCCATCAAACTCTTGTCGGAAATTGGTCTTGCTAGGTTTAGTCTCTATTAATGCGACTTTAGGCATATAATTTTCTCGCTAGTGTAGTTACTTTAGTTTCTGATAGTTCACCAGGGTCAGTTCCTTCTAAATGGATGTTCCTGGTAGTGAGACCAACTTTCTCACACATATCAATTATTGTTTTTGCTGCTTTTTGTCCTGCGTCATCTCCATCGAAGAATATGTCTATTCCTTCGACTCCCTGCATTTTTAGAATTTCTAGTTTTTCTTCACTTACATTCTTTGTTCCAAAAGAACATACTGCGTTTGTTAATCCTTTATCATGTAAGTTTAACATATCATAAATACCTTCTACAAGTATTATTTTACCATCCCTAGAATTTACTTTGGGGTAGAAAGGTAACTTTGCTCCTACAGGACTAATTTTATACTTAGGTAGTCCGTTTGCTGTATGACGACCATTAAAGGCTACAATGTTTCCTGCAATATCTCGTACTGGAAATACGATGCGGCCTATGTAGTCAGGATCATGGTGTTGAAATGCTTCGAACTTTATATATGTCTCTGGTTTGAGACCCCGCCAATCCCCGCTGTAAGGTTCTGCACCTTTGGGCATTACAAGTCCAACACTCTCTGATCGTTTCTGCAGTATTTTACGTTTTAGTAAATCTCTTCGAAGCTGTAGTTGATTTACTTTTTCTCCGTAGAGAAAGAACAGATTACCCTTGTAAGCACAGGAAAAGCAATTAAATATTCCAGTTACTTGATCTATTCGCATACTAGGGTTAGAATCATCGTGCTCAGGATTGAGGCATCGTACTAAGAGATCCTTTCCCTTCATATGAAAGGGTATATCTTTCTTAGTTAATAATTCTTCTACTGTCACGTTCTATACTGCTCCGTTTCTGCTCTTCCTAAACCTAGTAATACTCTGGCTTCATCTCTTACTTCGGCAGTTACTGCATGCCCAAATTTGCCTGGGTCTACTAGATTCTTTAGAAATCTGTAAACATCTTCTGACATAATTGGTGAGGGTTTCATTATTTTCCTATATGCTCCACATTGTCTATACTAATTACTTGATAAGCGCCTTTGTTGTAGGCAGGGGCTAAAGTGTACTTCTTAGACACTTCTAACTTATAGCTGTCGTCTTCTTTAGTGAGGTCTGTTGACTTTGATACTACAGATGGGTAATCTGGAGTTTCCCTACGAAATACCTTTGATGAAGGGACATAGGGTACAAACTTAGGCTTAGTTCGCTTTGGTTTGGGGGGCAACTTTTTACGTTTACGAGAAATTGGTCTGTAACGGTTATCCGTAAAAACCATCATAAAGAAAAACTCCTGCTATTTATTTAATATGTATATTATACTAAAAAATAGCAGAAGTGTCAAGAAGTATTTTAAAGATCGTCAATACTTTCACCAGTTTTATGCTCAGAGTCCTCAGCCTCCTTAGGAGATAGAGAAGTCTCTGGACCAATCTTCAATGAATCCCACTCCATAGTGGAGGTGAATGAATCCATAGAATTATTACGCATCTTAACACACTTGAAAGTGATGCAGCCATCTTCAGGACTCCAGGTCTCAAGAGCGTATGCAGCATCTGCAGCGTCTAGAATACCTTTTGCGAATCTAGCCTCACCACTTGCATCGGTTTGATATGGAGAGAATATTGGAACTTCAAATTCTTGTGCCATTGCTTTTAATGCCTTACTAACTTCTATCTGCTCAGTCCAGTCATACTGTCCACCACGAGAAGGTAGTGCTGAGCGCTTTACTTGATTGATATAGTCAACAATGACTACACCTACATTCAACGATTTAACTTTCTTATCTAATTCCGCTTTGATTTTGGATATGGTCAAAGATGGGTCGTACACAACATCTAGCTGTTGAGTCGGGAGAAGCTCACAGGTAGTTGTCAATGCACGATGGAATTTTTCGAAGTCTCTATGTTGTTTGTACTCTTTCAAACGCTCATCACCCTGCTGAAAGCGGTTAGCCCACCATCCAGCAACCTTTTCCCATTCTGTAACACTAAGGTTTTTCAACTTTAGTCTCGAGAACGGTATCCCCGTTGCGATTGAGGCGCAACGTTGGAGAATTTGGCGACTATCCATTTCTATAGTGAAATAGATTGCAGACTTGCCTGAGTTAAATACATTGTTGGCAAGGTTAGCACAAGTTATAGATTTACCTGCCCCACGTCGACCGCCCACAAGGATAAGGTCTCTCGGAGAGAACTTAATCTTATCATCGTATTCAGCATTAAGACCTAGAGGCAGGTACTTGCTTACTTCTTCATCAGGATCGAAGAGAGGAATATATTGCATATTCTCCTCTGGATCTTTGAGATCAATTTTATTTTCTACATCAAGAACGATCTGGTGAAGATGTGCAAGAGATTCGTCTGCATCTTCAAAAGCTACAGACTGATCTACGTAAGTTTCAAGAGACCCTAGAATTTCCTTTTGTGCATACTCATTTTTTAGGTACTCGAGCAGGTGTAGAGGATCTGCCTCTACTTCTATGCCTTCTATAGCATAGAGCCTGTCCCGTGTAGCACCGTCACGAATCTCATAGCGAAGATCATCAAATGTAGGCACTTGATGATACTTATCGCAATGAGAGTCAATAACCTTGTATAGAGTGTGATACTCTGAAGGTAAGTAATGCTTACGCAACCGGCTCCAAGTCTCGAAGTCTTGCAAAGCAATGACTTGCTTGATTAAAGCACTGGCGATATTCAATCTAAGGTCTCCCGAACCTAACTAAAAACAAGCGCTAGTCAAAATAACTAGCGCCTGATGAAACTATACTACTGTGCAGCTTTTTGTTGTTTTGCAGCACCATCGTAATCCGCAGCAGTGATACCACGACGAGTTAGCATAGTCTTAACACCACGAACAGTTTTGCCAATAGTCTCTGCAATTTGCTCTACTGTAAGGTCTGCGATGTTATCAATAGAAGCCAGGGGGTCTTCTTTTGATGCAGACTTGGTGCTTTCCTGACGAGGAATAGCGTCGATTGCGCCTGAACGAAGAAGGCTGAGAGCCTTACCACGAACAGATGCTACGCTACGATCCATTGCTTCGGCAATTGCCTCAACAAATGCGCCAGAGTTGACCAGATCAATAAACTTAGCTTCTTCAGCATCTGTATAAGTTTTTACAGATTCAACTTTAGGAGCAGGTTTAATATGACCAGTCAGTTCCATTGACAGAATCTTACCTTGAATCTGCTTGGCGGAAAACGCTCCATTCTCGAAGTACTGTGCAACTTCAGCATAAGTGTAGCTGCCGCTGTTGTCTTCTACAAATGTAGCAAGAGTTGCTTCTTGATCAGCTGAGAAGGCTTTGCCTCCAGCTGCAGAAGCAAGTTCTACGTCGAAGCCCATCTTACGCAGCTTGCTAGAAACTGAGCGAGAAGAAGTTTCGAGAGCCTCTGCAGCGCCTGCTACAGTTGCTTGTGATACGGGAGCTTCATCACCAATGAAGTTAGTGAGTTGCGTTGTGCGTTCGTCATTCCACTTAGGGACTGCCATTATATATTCTCCAAAATAAAAGTTTTAAGGTTGTTAATTATTTGTACGCCAGACTCTCTGGCTTTTTGAGTTTTCAGTGATTCTATGCCGCTTTCGTTTACTAGAATCCCTACCTCTTTTGTTAAACTGCTCTTGACAATGTACCCTAGATCTTCAAGAATCTTAGTTGCTTCAGCCTTAGTTTTGTAACTATTTAATTTGCCCGAGATACAAACTGTACCTTTGGGTGCATTACTGACACTACTAGAGGCTTTACTAAAATCGAAGCTAAAGGGTAACATACCATCGTAATAGGAATAAAAATCTTTCTGTAGCCAAGAAATGAGACTTTCTGTTGCTTTTTCGCCTAGACCGGCTTTAGCGCAGCTATCGTAGTCTATGTCTATAATATTGTTGCAGACTTTAGATAATTTTTCTGCGGCAGTTCTACCAATCAGAGGAATACTAAAAGCGGGCAGCAAAGTCTCAAGACCTACTTTCTTAGAGTTTTCTATTTCTAAAAACAGTTTGTGTCCTAACTTCTCGGAAGAGAGCTTCTCGCAAAGATCACTTAATTCAAGGGAATAGACTTCCTCTAAGCTGGTCAATCCCAGCTTACTTATGGAGGCAGGACCAAGTCCCTTGATTTTTAGTGTTTTTGCGAAATGCTCCAGCTTTTTAGCTGATTGAGAATGACAATTAGAATTTCTACAGTATAGCAGATGGTTGGACCATTCAAGTGACGAGTTGCACGAAGGGCAATGTGTCGGAGCTTGAATTTCTATCATTCGGGTTCTTCCTCAAAGTTGAAAAGATATTATACGGAAATCTAAGGTAAAAGTCAAGAATTATTTTTTGCAAGGTCATCTACTCTTTTGACAACTCTTGGTATAATTTCTCCAGACCTAATAACCTCGACTTGGCAACCTATTTCTAGATTCAATTCCCGTATGTATTCGATATTGTGTAGCGTAGCTCGGGCTATCGTAGCTTCACCTATTACAATAGGCTCTAGAATTGCAACAGGACTGACAACTCCGCTCTTGCCTACCTGCCACACAACATCAAGAAGTGTTGTTACCACTCCTTCCTTTTGCTCTTTAAAAGCAAAAGCTCCTCTAGGATGATGAGCAGTAAAGCCCATCTCGAAGAAAACTTCATAATCATTGATTCGGTACACAATACCATCTGTAGGATAGTTACTTGCGTCAAATTTATATACAGACTTAAAACCTTGAAACTCTAGGGCAAGCATTGCTCGTACCCAAGTTCTGAAGTCAATATCGCCTTGTACATCATATGCTACAAACTCTACTGGGCGAGTCTTAAAGTCTTCTATACTTTTAAGATTTAGTGACCCCGCTGCGACGTTACGAGCATTTGCCACAGATGAAGGACATACAACCTCTCCAGTAATCTGAACAGTGCCTGTAAGTAGAATTTCGTTAGGAACAAGATAGGCTATCTTATCCGTGATGATTTGACCTTTTATGCCATCACCACGAGTAAGAGCCATTGCTAACTTTCCATTAACATATAGAATAGATACTGCTGCGCCGTCTAACTTAGGAGTAGCTACATAATCTTCTAAGTTGCTGCAAACACCGTCCAGCTCAAAGAACTTCTGAAGAGAGTACATTTTGTAGAGGTGAGGAGTCCCACCAGAGGTAGTGTGTCCAACTTGATTATAGGAGTACTTCTCAGCCAATCTATCAAACTCTTCGTCTGATAGAAGTGGAGTGCCTTGATAGTAAGCACTACTAGCGTCATCTAAAAACTTTTTCAAAACTTGCTCCTTTCATTTATATGTATATTATATACAACTATAAGGTAGAAGTCAAGAATTATTTGTAGATGTCCTGAATTAAGTCTTTGAAGTTCTCTTCTATAATTTCTTTCGACTCTGCAAGCGATAGAATCTCTGTTAGACCTATAAACAACTCTTTTGAATTAGAGAAATCAATAGGCATAGAAATACCTTCAGGAGTAGGTCTCCACTCTTCGAAAAAGTCAAGATAGTATTTTCGAAGGCTGAGATATTCTACTCCTCGAAAGTTACTAATAGTCAAACGAATCTGAATTTCTTTCTCAGAATCGTAATGTATTACTCTTTCGTAAAGTTCGGGCGCTTGATATAAGTCCATTAATACCTTCCGTTTTTGAGTACGGAAGCTAACGGAACTACGCTGGTTACAGTAGACGGTTTTAAGAGTCTATAGGAGTCAGTATCCCAGCAAAAAAGCAATAAAGTAGTTTTATCTTCTTTGGCTCTGCTAGTTTTTCCTTGTATATAGGGGGTAGAAAAGTCAAGAGTACAAACATTGTACTTCAACTTATTCGAGTTTTCACTTCTGTATGTTATCACAGCATCACCATAGTCATGTACTAGGCTGGCTAAAGCTTCTTTTTTCATCCTTCTTCCTTTGTTGCAGGTTAGCAAAATCTTTTGCAATGCTGACTTCTTTGGTGAAAGATGTAGATGCAAAGAAACGCCAGAGAGCGGGGAACTCTCTGACGTTTACCAGGCTTATTAAGGCTTGGATTTAGGCATTAATAGCGGCAATTACTCCAGCAAAATACTGGGCAGCTTTACCTGTCAATTTATCCACAATATCATTGTCGATTTCTTGACCCGCATCGGTGAGTGCGGCTATTAACGACTCCTGGGCGGCTACTTTAGATACTCGCGTACCGCCAGCACTAGTGCCTCCAGAAGATTTAGTTGAAGCGGCTGGAGTCTTTTTAACATAAACACCAGCTTTAGTTAGAATCATACGAACACCATTAGGCGATTCTTCGTATTCATCAGCTAAGTCTTTCACGATTTCCATCGAGTTCTCAGGTGTTGGGTTTTGCTCTTCGTACGCTTCAATTACTGCTGCTTTCTTATCGTCGTCCCATGCCACGATTTTTTACTCCTGTCTTAAATTTGAAATAATATTATATAAAAGTTTCTAGCAAGTTGTCAAGAATTATTTTTTATAAGGTCTTGAGATTTATGCCATATTTCTCTAAGTGTGAGAGTTTACCGAGGTCGTAGGCTGCAGAAGAGGCAAAGAACCCACCTGCAGATACGCCTGGAAACATAGAGTCTTCGCTGTCTGTAGCTTCTGAGATATGTATATCATAGCATTTGCACGCATACTTTTCTTCATAGTTAGTATTCGCTAGACCCTTCCTAGATTGAACATAAGTAGGACTTAATTCTTGCATAACTGTACCTGCTCGATGATACCTAGCAGACCAGACTATCTCACCTATCTCAAAAGAATCAGAAACACACTCATCTGGAAGATAGTCTATTTCTCTTGCTTGATCTTTTGAAGTAAGTCTTTGTGGTACACCAACCCTTTCGATCAAATTCTTGACGAATGATGGAGAGCGATACAAACCCTTAGCAATATCTGCTATTGTAGCACCCTGAAGATAGCTCATTACAGCCTCTCCAATCTCCATATCAGTGGCAGGCTTACCACGATTCATTGACTTACGCTTAGCGACATATGCTTGTGTCTCTAAGAAATCTTCAATGATTCTATCCAATCTCGTAGTGTTGTACGAGATGTTGAGCATATCACACGCCGCTTTCTTCGTAATCGCCGACTGTGAAGTACCCTCTCCAGGGGTCAATAGAGATATCACTTTCTTGATGTTGGCTGCGCTCAGATTCTCGTAGTCCTTCTTCTTTACTCCGCGCCTCATTTAGTTTAGCCTCCAATTTAAATAATAAACAACATATTGCATGTGCTTCGTGATAGCATCCAGTTTCTTCATCTAGCTCTTGTTCCATGCTTTGAAAGATATGTCTCAGAGCTGCACTAGTGTATCTGTTTTGTAAGTTGTCTAGCTTCTTCCAGTTGTGTTCGCCATACTTTACTGCACCAAATGTCAATACTTCAGCTACTTGTTCTATAGCTTTGGGAGGAAGCAGGTGCATCTGGGGCTTTCCGCCATCATATTTTTTGCCTTCAGCCATCTAACTCTCCAAATAAAAATATATTATACTGAATTATAAGCATTCTGTCAACTAATAAATTCATTTATCATAGGAAAAATCGGACTCAATTGACAGGCAGCTTCTAGAGCTATTTCTCGATGTTCTTTCTGTGTTTCGACCCCGCTACGGATTTCTATGTAATGAAGCCAACTTCGTAGAGTTCCGTTCATATACATACGCGTAGGCGTGCAACCCTCTGGAAGTACTGCACGAGCCTGCTCTTTTGCTATACCTGATTTGATAGCATACTCATACGCCATCTGAGCAGCACTGATTACATTTCTCTGAGAGTTTTCCCAAAAAGCTGCAACGTGTAGATTATCGCACTCAATACTATTCTGACGATTCTCAGTGTCTTGCATCCTAGCTTCTCGAAGTACAAATACTCCTAGGTCTTCAGGATCAGCATATCGCTGACTAAACTCCTGAAAGGAGAAGCTGCGATGACGTAGTATCTGTTTTGCTATGTCACGAGTAGTTTCAATCTCCATGCACACAGATACCATCTCGAAAGGAGACCAGTGTTTATGCTTGATAAGATATCGTATTAACTTTTCTGACGTAGCTGTATTGTTTTGATTACTAGGGTTAGATACTCGCGCAATATATGCTATATCTTCTAGTAATGTATTTCCTCCCATTCCTTTTGAATGGCTGATTAGTTTAACTTTCACTTTGCAGTTATCCTTCTGTCATACATTGCGTAGTTGTCGTCCCACCACTCAGGTCTATCTCTATGTGACCAAGTAGCGAAGGTTGCTTTATCTAAGTGATAATAATCTCTGTACGATTGTATAGGATTATCATAGTCTTTTAAATCGTCTGGCATTGCTAAGCCGAA